GTGGGATTTAGTCGGTGCATCGCTAGATAGTATGGAGTATGAGTTAGCTGGTTTCTGTTTGTGGTATACTGCACTGGATGATTCACTAAAAAAGGAAATGATCTCTGCTGGTTGGTTCCATGTTCCCTTAGACAAGTGGGTGCAGGTACTCAAACCCAAAACTGATCTGGTGCGTCGTGCAGGAATGTTCGGTTCTGTGAAGACAGATAAGGTGTATCAACTGAGGAAATTATTTAACGTGACTTTCCGGCGCGATAATGAAGCTGACTGGGACAAGGAGAAGTTCAATCGCTGCAATAAGAGCTACGGTAAATTGTTGCTCAGTGGGAAAAGCTACATCAAAGCGTTTTATGAGAAGGCGTTGAAGTTTGAGAAGCTGGTGGCGGAAGGGATAGCTTCCAGGGGTGATTCGAAGAGTGCAAAAGAATGGTATGCTAGGAGACATCATCACATGCCCGGTGGTAGTACATCGGTTGGAGGTTGGTTGCGTCGGCTGATGCAGGAAGATGAGCGCATGGGGAAAAATGATAGGCCTGGTAAGAAGAGTGCATTTGAAGCACTGACTTTCGAGGCGTACGAGTTGGCGGTATCAGTTCCACCGATAAATGTTGCTAGGGCAAGTACTAAGCACGAACCATCGGATAAGAGGAGGGCACTGCTGGCTGCTAATGAGGTGCCTTATTTGATATCAGCCTACGCTTCTGTGCATGCTGAAAAGGAAATGGGCCATATGGGCAGTGTTGCTCGTCAGAGTATAGATGATTTTGTGGATTGGCTACTCTCCTGTGTGAGGAAAGACGCAGGATACTGGTTATCAGCGGATCTATCTGACTACAACAGTGAGCATGAGTTGTGTGAGTTGGCATTGATGAACCTGGCGCGAGCAAAAGCTTGGGCCTCAATAACGTGTAGTTATAAGCAAGATAAGATTGATGCTGCTTATTGGTTGGCTTGCTCATTCCTCAATGTGTGGATTGAGTTTCCTGATGAAATGAGGCGCGTGGTGTGTGGCCTTTTTTCAGGTAGCAGGGACACAATGCGCGACAATACCACTAAACACACATTAGATATGCAATTGCAAGTTCAGGACTGCAATGACATAGGCTTCCCAGTTTCAGTGCAGGTTAATTATCAAGCTGGTGACGACGAAGACACCCGTTTTAGTGATGAATTGGATGCGTGCGTGTATGTGAACGTTATGACAGCTAGCAACCATAATATGAATGTTAAGAAGCAGCTTGCTGGGGTGCTGCATCACGAGTTCCTTCAGGTCATGGATGATGATGCTTCGGGGATGCAGCGTCCACTGGCAGCCTTGTTAGCTACATTGGCTAGTGGCAATTGGTATGTGCCCAGGGCTACATGGTTTGGGTCAGTCATACAGGGGATCTCCGATAACTGGTGGGAAGCACATGTGCGTGGGCTACCACTTGGCAGTGCTAGGCACATGGCTTGTGCTTATTTAGACACGATAATGCGAGTACACAATGGAGAGGCTTGGGTAGAGTTGGAGTGGTGGGATTATAGGAGTCCTAACAGGAAGCATCCTTTGTGGGGGGTTGTCACTGGCGAACCACCAGTCATACGGGAGAAACCACCTAGTGCACCAAACTGGCCTAGTGAGGCCACAAAAGATTGGTTAGCTGTGCATGCTAGGATATTAGCGACAGTGCCGGCTCGTAAAGTTGCATTGTATCGGGAAGAGCTATTGCAGGAGAGTCATGGGTCCTCGTTTGTGGAGTGGCGTCAGAAGAATCTA